TAATCATCCAGTGCGTTTGCAGCAGCGGTGTCACTGCCAAAAATTATTCCACCTGACGCACCGACTCGACCATTATGGGTAACATAAAATTTAGTATTTCCCGAAGAATCCTCGCCTACAAAAGTGTTAAATCCGCCATTGTTGGTAGTTTGTTTTGCAACAATTACGCCAGAGCTTGCATCATGAACTTCAAGTGCGTGTCCAGGCGTCAAATTACCGATCCCAACATTGCCTCCAAAAAAATTAACGCCGCTATTTGAATAAACGCCAAAATCAGTACCTGACGTATAAATTCCTCTGGCACTTCCTGTTCCAGTATCTGTATTGACAAAATAGCCCGCATCTGTTTGATAGGTTGCTGTACCAGAAAGTTCAGCTCTAACGCAATTATTAACACCAGAAGACGCGACAACATGAAGCTTTTGACTAGGACTACTAGTTCCAATCCCTACCCTGCCCGAGCTGTCGATTCTCATCGCCTCGGTGGCTCCTGTTGTAAAACCAAGAATGTTTGAGCCAGGGCGAAAAATACCAGTATCAGAACTACCATCTGCCCAGAAACCCAGTCCTGGTGATGCTGCGGTGCCGTCTGCAAAGAACGAAGCGCCTGTAGCGGTGGATCCATTAAAATTGAAAAGGATATTTCCAGCACTATTAATCCTCATGCGCTCGGTTGGTGATGACGCACCATCGGCAGTAGTGGAGAACACTAGGCGGCCTGGGCTATCACCTGAGGCAGGAGATTGACCATCGCATACGCCGCCTATCCAGGCAAGTCTTTGATAATTGCTACCGTCGTAACCTTTAAAGGTAACAAGTCCACCATAATCGTTATTGTTTAACGCTGTTTTGCTGCCTTGAGTCCCACGAGCAGAGCCCAGGGCTACTTCTACTCCATCTGATCCATGCCGTGTGAATAGAGCGCCTTTGTAAGAAGAAGAAGCAAGCTGAAATCTGTAATCGTCTGTATTACTAGACGTCCCCACCAACAGCCTGCCCGAGCTGTCGATTCGCATCGCTTCACTAGATGCTCCACGAAACTGCAACGCACCGCTATTGTCAGCAGCGATCCGGGCAATATATGCACTGTCTGCATTATTCCTGAAACTAATCGAAGACGTGTCATCTGCAGAACGTCCCGTCATCCATATAGTATTTGCAGTTGTATCAGCAATAGTTAGTTTTCCTATGGGCGACGAAGTGCCAATCCCAACTTTGCCCGAGCTGTCAACCTTTAATCGTTCCGTTCCATCAGTTACGACACTGACTTCACCTGTTCCATAGACCAGACCTGTATCAGTATCTGTTCCCGTAATACTTGGATTTGCAACAGTATTGGTGCCGTTAATTTTAATAGTCATGATTAAGCAATCACCCAAGTAGACCCAGAAGGCACGGTGATGGTCGCACCGCTATTAATTGTTAGTGTACCAGCTGAGATAACATTCTTGCCGGTCCCGATAGTGTAAGACGTGGTGATCGTATTGTCATGTTCAACGGCCCATGTATCACTGCCTCCACCTGTTGCGCCACCACCAACACTTGACCAATTTGATCCCGTGTAGCCTTCAAATTGAGTAACATCAGTGTTAAATCGAATATAACCAGCGGCAGGCGAAGCATCGCGCTGTAGTTCCGTACCAGAAGGTAATTGTGCAGAGCCAGTAGTACTTGTGCGTGGTGTATAGCTATCATTGGTCAACTCAGAAATATTGTCACCAGGCTGTATAGCTGAGTCGGCCAAGGTGCCCTGAGCTGCTGTTGCATAGTCAGTAGAAGCAGTTACTGCAGCTGTACCTAAACCTGCGATATCACTTGTTGAGAGAGTAACAGCACCTGTACGTCCAGCGACGCTGGTCACAGCACCTTCTGGATAGCTTAGCGCAGTCCAACTTGATAATTGTGAAGGACTGGACCCGGTAATAACATAAACAGCTCCATCATCGCTACGGATGCACCAATCCCCTTTCTGTCCGGTCAATGCAAGCATTGCCGTTTGGTTCGCTACTGCACCAAGATAGTCTGTAACAGCAATAGCAGGGATCTGACTATCTGGAATAACTCCGCCGACAAGATCAGCTTTTACGTTAAGAATAGCCTGTGTGGCTGTGGAAACTGGCTTATTAGCATCAGACGTGTTATCTACATTCCCTAAACCAACGTCGCCCTTCACTAGCGACACTGAACCAGTCTTGCCAGCAACTGATTGAACAGGAGCACTGCTTGCCGCTCCAGCCGAATCTACATAGCCAGCATCATTTGTTAACTCAGAAATATTGTCAGCAGACTGTAATGCACTATCAGCAAGAATTCCCTGAGCTTTGGTAGCACCTACGCTAACCAGTACTCCACCTTCCTTCTGGTAATATTGATCTTCATCTAAAGCATAACAAATCTCTCCCTCGTCCAAAGAACTAACATTAGTTTGGAGGGTAGAGATATTGCCACGAGCCGGCAAAATCTTATTACGGGGATCGGGAACTGGCATCGATAAGTCTTACTCTGGCTAGGGTTCCGACTAAGTAATTAGCCCAGCATCAACGGTGGCATTAGTACCAGTTGAAGTTCCAGTCTCGAAGTTACCTCCATCAACGATGCTACCATTGCCGGTCGAGGTTCCTGTCTCAAAGTTACCTCCATCAGTAGCTCTGCTGGCGATATCCTCTAATGCGGACGCAAGATCGACCCATAGCCCAGACTGCCTTACATAGTAATTACCATCCTGTGGCGCTTCTGGTATTCCGGCAACAACAGGCTGAGCTTCCCATCGACTATCAGTATCTACCCAGGTAAGGACTTCTCCGTCCGCTGGGCTTGGAGCATAAACATCTCCGATATCATTCAGGTCAGAAGGCGCAGCTGACTCCAGGAATAGAAAGGAGTAGATTTGATTGTTGACATAATCAAGCTCTACTCCAGGGCTGTCAAGATGTGTTACACTAATATCGTAATAGTCTTGATACGCTGTATAACTATCTACCTGATAAATATGTACTTCAGATGGATCGTCAACGTTTGATACATGCAGCTTAGCCGTGTTAGATAATATTGCTGCAAGCAGTGCAGAAATATCAGAATTATTTTCGTTTACATGGCTAACAGTAAGTAATGAAACCAGGAGAGGATCTGAGTCATCTGTATGAAACTTGCGATGAGCTGGAGTTCCTGGCTGGTCGTGGAATTTCCACAATATAGTGGTCCCTATCGAAGTGCCACCACCCCCCGATTGATTTGCTGGAATCCAATCAGTTCCATCCCACTCCAGAACCTGCCCCACGTTAGGTGGGTTTGTCGCAGTATCAACATCTAGAAGATCGTTTATGTACTGAGCGCCACCACCTTCACCACTTCCGCCTGCTGAGAAAACTTGAGGTACGAAGCGGTTTGTCCACCGACTCCCGTCCCAAGTTAAGACTTGTCCGACTTCTTTGTGAATGCCTTCACCTACATTCCGCAGATCCTCTAGATCTACGTCTGAAGCTGCAAGGTCTTGGCCGTCGGTCCCGTCAGCGCCGTCCCTGCCATCCTTACCACGCTGGCCGTCTTTGCCGTCTCGACCAGAGTTAACCAGCAGCATTTGGTCTTGTATGTCCTCTCTGAGCGTCTCAAGCAGGTCTTTGGATATTGAGGCGTCTAGTGCCTTGAACAGGCCTTCGGATATCGAAGCGTCTGTCTCCTTAAGAGGAGGTGCTGTAGGGGCTTCTTCTGTGTCCTGAGACCTGAATTCCGTTGATGTGACTGTTGTTAAAAGACCTTCTACGACATCGATCCTAGGCAGAAGCCTTTTCAACTCAGAAATGACTAAATCGTATGGTTCGGAATCGTCATTCTCGATCCAAAGACTAAAAATTGCCTCAAATTCTATAACAGTCGGGAATCGAGCAATGTAAATATATAAGCCTTCTCGTCCGCTAAATACAGGTTTTTTATCAACAACTTGCAAGTTAGCGGATAGACGAATAATTTCGCTCCCGCCGAGAATCCGTAAAATGTCGGCAGAGGATAAAATCATCTCGCTTAGCTCCCTGCGTCTAGGATGCCGATAGGCACAATATAGCAATCCTTAGTATAAAATTATGGAAACGACCGTTATTATTGGATTGGTTTTATTCGTTGCTTCGGAAATTATTCCCCACCTGCCTATCAAAGGCAATGGCGTTTTAGATGTGATTATTGAAGCATTGCGTAAAGTTTTCCCTTACTCCCCCAGCAGCAAGCGATGATCTGGAGAGCTCTTGTCGTAGAGATAATTAGAGCTCTTTGGCATAACGGACTGCACAGGCAAAACAAGACACTACAACAGATCCATGAACAATGGTTCCCTTTCTGGGTGGAATGGAAGACCGCTGCAACTATGGAAGATGTCGACAGACAAGTAGAAAAGTTAACTCAGCCAGCAAAAGTGGCAAGTCCGGTCTTTTCGGAAGATCTCAACGGAGAAACCCCTCTCGGGGGTAAGATAGAGCTAAACAGTCCCTGGAATGAAAACAACGATTGACGAAGCCTTGGTCATCCTATTCAGAGGGCAGTCAAATGTAAGACTAATGGCAACAGACGTTGGCATCCCACTGGAAGAGATGAAACGACTCTTTTGTGAATATGTAGCCGAAACACCTATAGACCCAGATGTGTGGAAAGGTGATATCGACCTCGCTTGGCCTTATAGTGGCAATTAATAAAATTTACGCTTTTGCGAAGTCTTTTTTGACTTTTTCTTAGTTCTTTTTGTCATGGGTTTTTTCTTCCCTGTTTTCTGAGCAGTAACCAAAGGTAGTGCCATCACCACTTCTCCTTGTCAGCCCAATAAGCCGCAGACATTTTTCCTTTTGAAATGTTTCTAGCATGACGAGCCTTGAAGCTTGAACGCTTGCGTTTCATGGCATCCGATTCTCCCTTCTTAGGCTTTCCAGCTGTGCTAGCGCCTTGCTCGCCAAAACGAATCAACTTAGTCTTATCGCCTTCTTTGGCCAATACGACATGACTCTTCTTTGGATGGCTAGGAGTCCTTTTAGGTTTGTTATAACCAGAAAGATTATTCTTGGCCAGTCTCGGGTCTTTCTTTTTAGCTGCCATTACTTTTTCTTCTTCTTAGCCGTTTTAGCAGCTTTTTTAAAAGCCGATGCCTTAGGTGCTCCCTTTGATCCAGGCTTTCGCATCTTTTCGCCACTGCCTGCAGCAATGCGCTTCTTCTTCTCGTTGATGTTTTTGTAAAGACTCATGATTACTTTCTTTTAGGTTTTCCACCGGCTCCATTTCTGGCCCGATTAGCTGAGACTGACTCTCGAACTAGTTTACCTGTTTTTGTGTGAGACATATCTCCACCTCCACGCCCATAGATCTTGCGTTTCTTTCTAGCAGCATTTAACTCGCTGCGATATTTTTTCCTTTCTGTACTGGAATGGTAAGCAGTATCGTACTTTTTCTTTTTAGCGCGAGCTTCAGGATTGCTTGCATAGTATTTTGCGGTTCTTGATTTAGCTGTCATGAGCCCAAGTCGTACTTTTCTATTCTAGAGCGATAGTCTCTGTTCCTTTGCGCTTGCTCGCTGACATAGTGCTCTACCTTGTCTTCAAGCCGGTGAATAGCCTCGTTCGTCTGATAAGTGGCTTCTTTGTGACTGCCTCTAATAAGACTAAATCCAGTACTTATGTCTTCTCTTGTTCTAGTAAACTCATGCATTATGGTTTCGATTGAGTCTTTCAAATCCTCTTTCGTTACATAGTTCTCAGCCACCTTTACCTCCAAGCGATCGGTAGCGTCAATGCTACGCCTTGCTACATGTAAAGCGTCCTCTGCTCTTCTCCAGGTAAAGGTTCCCCAGCCCAGTAAAGCTGTTGAGATCATTATCAAAAGAGACTCTGGCACGATTGACCTCACCTTCTATTAGAATACCTGTACTAAAGGTCACTTCCGTCTAAGTTTTTCTGCCCCGGTTGATAGCCTGGACCGGCAAGTCCTGTTACCGGGTCGGATACTATTGTTTCCTTTTGTTCTTTGACAAGGCCAGAGTCCGAGTCGAGATCAATATTAAAGCCGTCGATATAACGAGGGCCAACAGAGTAAGTAATTTCCATGCTTCTAGACTTCCGTAGTGCTAGTCTTTTTAATTTCTTTGCAGATTTCTAGGATTTCATTCTTAGTAAAGGAGCTCTTGAGTTCATGGCCCTGTTCTAGTGCCCAAGAAAGCAATGCTGACTTGCTCATAGCACTAAGAGGAGCCTCTTGTTCGACCTGCTCTTTTTTGTCCGGCTTAAGACTATCAACGTCGTAGGCATCCACTCCTGCTTCTACTACAACTTCGGGAGCTGGTTTAGAAATAGCAGCAACTTCGGCTTTTTCTCCTTCTTCTACAAAGCCCTCAGCTCTTAGTTCACGAGCCTGAATAGTGTAATAAGCAGCTCTGCGAACCCCTTCTTTAATAAACCAAGTTGGGCGATTCTTAAGATAAGCCATTTAAATAAAGTCGATGGATTAGTTTACCATTATAGAGCTGTGGACTTATGAAAACAATCCATAAAAAAGAGGGGAGAACCCCTCTAAAACTAAAGTTCTAATTGTTCAGATTAACGGCTAGGGCCATCAACCAATTCGTAGAATACACCGCCAGCAGTACCAAGGTTGCTAACCGCGTAAACAACGTTGTTATCAGCATCGCAAAGAGCACCACGGACGTGAGCCACGCCGACGCCATTAGGGTCAAGGTCAGTAGCAACAGCGATGACAACATCTTGACCGCCAAGAGTTACGGTCGCATCGCCACCAGTCAGGCCGACAACGATAACGCGGATGGTCTTGGCTTTAGAAAGAGTTGTTGCAGCAGCTGATGGAGTGAGGCCAATTTCGCATTCGCTGTCAAGGTTAAAACCTTCGCGAGGAAACATTCCTGAAGAGCGTGCAGCCATAATAGTAATACCAGATAGGGTGTTTACGTGAGTCGAGTCTGACCAGAGCGAGTCTCGACTTACATCTTATGATACCTATAGACAATAAAAAAGCCTCTATAAGAGGCCTTTATTATTAATCTATCTTTGATATAATAAGATCAAGCGGTTGCGTCAATGCCCTGGAGGCGTGCGGCTGCACGACCATTAACAAGAGCAAGTCCGCAGAACCACTCAACCCTTGTGACGAGTTGAGGCTGAGAGAAGGACTCACCCAGTTCGCGAACGTTGATGCCACCGTTCTGGATTCCGGTCAGCTGATCAGGGCCGAAGGAAGCAACATAGAGATCCTGAGCTGCTGGGTTGCCGTCAAGGATAGGAACGTTCTGGTGGTCGCGGTCCAGTTCCAAAACAGGCAGGCCAGCGTAGACAAGCTGCTGATAACCGAAATCGTTACGGACGATGTCGATCTGAGTGTTAGCGCGGGTCTGACGAGTCAGGGCGCGGCGCATAGACTTGGAGCAGATGATGTACTTGGAGCCGCCTACAGCGTCGACGTTGTCGATAGCTTCGTCAAGCTTGCCAAGGTCAAGAGCACCGCCACCGTTGGCGAAATACTGAGAGGAACCGGTAGCAATACGAGCAGCCAAGCCGTCAAATTCAGAAGGAGCCTGGTTGGAATCGCCATTAATGAACAAGGCTTCCCATGCAAGACGCATAGAGCGCACGCGAGCCTGGATCTGATAAGCCTTGGCTTCAGAACCTTCCAGAGATACGATTGCAGAATCGATTTTGATGTCACCGCCGAAAAGCTTCAAGCTTTCTGACTGCTGAGAAACTTCTGCATAGCTTTCGGCCAAGGCAGCGTTATAGTTACGGAATCCCACGTCAGGAAGGCTTTCTTCGCGCTTCCAGAACAAGCCGTTGCCTTCAATAGAGCGGAAAGGAAGAACAGACATCAGCTGACCAGCTGCAAGCTCTGTTACAACAGCTAGCTCCTGAGGAGTCTTAGCATGTTTCTGGGCTTCAAGCAGAGTAAGTGCCATTTGTGTTACCTAAAGATGATTGAACGAAGATTGGGTGTTAGCGCTTCAGTTATTTTCACAATAACGTCGGCAATCGCACCCTTCCAGTCCACTCCATCTCAGAGTTTCCTTTCTGGGCTGCTATTCATATAATACCTATGTTACTAAAAAAGGGTCCGCGAAGACCCTTTGCTAGTTACTTTTAGCTTTCGATTACCGAAAAGCACGTTGGAAGAGTTCAGTAGCACTTAGGCCTGACAAGTCTTCCTGAGGCATTCCGTTAGTGTCTGTTCCACCATAGCCGATACCAGCCCCAGCTCCCTTAGACCCTTTAAAGAAAGTACCATAAACAGGATGATTCTTGAAAGAACTGATGAAGTCTTCGGCCAAAACTCGCTTACCAGATTCTTTATCAAGAACAGGATCGCCAGCAGAATCGATAACAGTCAAGCTACCGTCAGCCTCTTGTCGAAATTTGCTTTCGATCTGTTGTGACATCATGTCAAAAAAGCTTACCCCATCAGCTGCGTCAGTACGGCCTCCGGCTGAAAAGAAGATCTTTTCAAGCGCGTACTTCTTCTGATAATCTGCTAAAGCATTTCTAGCTGTCAATGCTTCCTGTGCCGCAGCTTCTGCTTGCTTGCTATACTTTAGCTCAATAGCTTCTTTAGCTTCCCCGAAATGAGCTTGCGTTCGAGCAGCTTCTGCAGCCTCTGCTTGTAGCTTGGTGTATTCCTCTGGGTTGATCTCCGCAAATTTTTCCAGTTGATTTTTTGATTCCTTCAAATCACGTTCATACTGTTTGCGAGTTTCTCTTTCTGCCTTCAAAGCCTTAAGCAAATTCTCCGCTTCAGAGCGAGGCATCATCTCATTGCTTTGAAGGTTGCCTTGAGGAGCGCTGACTTCAGTCTCAGGAGTCATGTTCTCTTCAGCCATTTTAAAAGCCAGGCATCACGCCTGGTTGATTGTTACCGCGTAGTATGCCTAAGGGGGTTCGTAGGGCTCAATAGACTCTAGGGTGTAACTGGTGTAAGTACATCCAACAGCACCGCCCCACCCGCTTGGTCCCATGACCCCGATTATCTTGGATGGGTCAGATTGCATTCTAAAAAGCACGCAAGTGTCGTCACTGTTACCACAATAAAAAACACCTGTACCTACAGAACCAGGGTAAGTGTAGTCAAGGGTATAAGGCTGCCCGTCGCTAGCTCTAAACACGCCAAAATTGATCCCGTAGCTTGCTGGAGTCCTACCGCAGTCAATTGGGCCGTTTGGACAGTATTGCGAAATAGATTGAATGTGAACCAAGCCACTGGGGATCCAGTACTCTTGCGAATAAGGCAGGCGCATAATCACTGTTTGAAAGTAAATATCCCCATTGGGGATACAGCCGTTTATTCCGTTTGTGCCACAGGATGCAGTCACGATATCTGCGTATCTCCAACTGGTAATAAATCTTTGAGCAGCAACGAGTTTGCAGTCGCAATAGTCCTCTCTAAACTCATATCCAAAATCACAATAGTCATCCGGGTCCGATGGCAAAGCCTGTCCGTCGCATTCACCCCATTTGCATTTTGGTTTTTTCTTGCAGTCACTCATTTCGCCCTGATTCGGGCAGACGGTATCAGCAGGCATCTATCGGCTCCATTTCTTCTGAGGGCATAGCATGTCGGGATCACCACCCACCCAGGTCTTCGCCTCCATAAAGCAACCACAATCAGTGCATCGCTTACTGTCTGGATCAAATAAGGGGCAGGCCTTGCACGTCCTGTAGCGCTCCTCTCTAACCTCTGCAGACGCCTTGCCGAACCTTACCGCTTGACCAGCAGTTTGCGCAAGACCCTTGGCCATGGTCCCTACACCAGGCATCTTCTTCTTAGGCACCGACCTACTAATCATTTCGTCATGTCGCTCTTTTGGCCACGCAGATACAGGGCCAGTTGGTATGACCCCGTCGCAGCTCAGCTCGTTTACAAAACTCATTGCTGCTCAAAAGCTGGGCTAGTTTACCGATGACTCAAAGAGCAGCCATTCTTGTCTGGAAGTCAGAAAAACTTGTCGAAGCCGCGACTTCTGCCTTGAGCGTAGCCTTGTCAATAACAGTAGGAAGCTGAACTGGCTTGAACTTCGAGTCGGTGCTGTTGTATTGCAGAACGTCATTGTTAGCCAGCGGTTCTGTCGAATTTGGATCGGTGAATGTCAAGTAAAGAGTGCCACTGCCAACCATAGATGCCTGAGCTGTCGCATCAAGGTTCATAGCCCATGCGTCTGTACCTGAAGTCTGAACCGCCGATTCGTTAATCCTGAACCAAGTCAACGCATCATGAGAAGCGTAAAGCTCAACGGGATCTCCAAAGTTTCCAGTAGAGGCAGGGAACCCAAGGTCAAGCTCGATCTCATCTCCATTGCTGTCGACTTTGCGGAAGTAGACCGTCAAGATACTGCCAGGTCCGCCACCAGTGAATACAGCCCAGTCGCCATCTGACGTCATAGTGCCGGCGCTAGTGCCAGTAAAGTTGCTGTATTCATAGGTAGTAAAGGAGGAGACAGAGGAAAGGGCAAAGTCGTCCATGTCTTCTATCCCAAGACTGACAGCTCCGGTATCGCCATTCACACTACTGACAGCTCCACCGCCTCCGCCACTACCGCTAACAGCGCTTGGCATCCACGTGGAAAGAGTGTTGTCCCAGACCAATGAATCACCATTTACAGGCGGAGTAGTAGTGGTATCGACATCAGTCAGGTCATCAATCGAGGCAGGAACTGTTGGCTTATTGCTTAGATCGCTGTACTGGTTAGTCGTGGCTACCGGTGCAATCGGTTCAGGAACCCAGCTAGTTGTGGTTGAGTCATAGATAAGGATGTAATCGTTGGCCGGTGTGCCTACATCCGACAAGTCCTCTAGCTTGGCACCATCAAAACCAAGGACAGGAATCGGTGCGCCATAGGCAATCATTTCACCGCCATCTGCAGAGTTGCCCGTGACAGAAGTCAGGATCGTTCCGGTGTTACTGATACCTTGCCTTGTTGACCCGACCACCATGGTACTTGTCGTACCAATAAACGATCCAAAGTACTGACGGATCCGGCCGTCCAGTCCAAACCAGACCTCGACGGGCATTCCTTCAGATCCGCTGCTGTAAGGAATCTTGAAATCAACTCTGACAACAAACCACGTTGTGCCGTCTTGTGTCAATCTTTTGTACCCGGCCCTCCTGGTCTCTGTGTCCTGAGACATCCAAGAAACACAGAGGTCAGCATTGGGGTGGTCAGTACCAAAGTTTCCACTTCTGGCGTTGTAACCGTTGTTGCCAGAATCCAGGTAAACGGTGCCGTTAGTATTAATCTTCAGGGCTGCAGGACCAGAGATCACTTGGCCAGCGTAATTGATGCTGTCATAGTCCGAATCCCAGGCGCCTGTTGTTGTCGGCACAAGCACAACGGAATCGTCGGCATCCAAAGAGCCAACAATGTAGGTGAACCCATCGTTTGTCAGTGCTGTATTGTCGGCGTAGAAACCATTGATACCAGCAAGGCCTGTGTCTGTCGTAAGAGTAGCGCTAACGGCACTCGTAACAGTTTCCCTGCCTGCCATCAGGTCAGAGAGTGAAAGATATTCGTGCTCGTCATTATCTTTGTAGAGGATCTCACCAACACTAGGGGCGTCAGTCGTGACGTCGTTTAGGCTGCTCAATGTCGTAGCACCAGCGCCGCCGGCAGAAGTAGAGGCCACCCACTCACTAGCTGTGTTATCCCAAGACAGGACCTGGCCGTCTGTAGGAGATGAAGCGTTTACGTCTGTCAGGCCATCCAGGGCAGTTGCACCACCACCACCGCTAGATGTAGTAGGAGTCCACTCGCTAGCTGTGTTGTCCCAGACTAGGAATTGACCGTCCGTTGCCGCCGTAGAGCTTACGTCTGTCAAGTCAGCGATAGAACCTACCGTAGAAGGAGTCGACCAGGAGAGGACCCCTGAGCCGTCTGTGGTAAGAGCTTGGCCAGTAGTCCCCGTATTTTCAGGAAGAACCAGCGTGTAGGTAGCTGAGGCGCTGTGAGGAGGGGATTTGATCTTGACGCCGTGACCATTCGTCTCGCAGTTCAGCTGGATGGCTGCATCATTGCCGATGTTTCCTCTTATCTCAAGAACACCAGTTGTGTCAGGTGCTATTTTAATATTGCCTGCGCTAGTGCTAATGATCTCAAAGTTATTAGTATCTAAAGCGCCTCCAAGTTGAGGAGTTGTATCGTCTATAAGGTCTCCAGTAGCTGTTGCCTGAGTTAGCACTCCACCTTCGATTACATACAGAGCGTCTTCATCAGTTGCATAACAAAGCTCGCCTTCTTCTAGAGCGGATAAGCCTGCTGTTAGTGCAGCCAACGTACCGCGAGCTACTCGAACGGGAACACGGTAAGAAGGGACTGGCATAACATGATTCTGTCTGGACTAGAATGCCAAATGCTATACAGTAAACTCTCCGCCATCAGGCTCTGCTCCATCAGAGACACCAGTGGTAAAATCACCGCCACCCCAAAAGCCGCCACCACTGCCACCGCCACCACCGGTACCGGAAATCGTTACGATATCTCCGATAGCGTCTTTGGTGAACAGAGTAGCGGTCCCAGTATTAAGCCCAAGGACCAGCTCGCCCTGAGTGATAGCATCAGTACCACCTGTCTCGATAGCAGTCCTGATATCCGCCTCTACGTCAGTCGAGTTCTTAAGTACTATCCTGTCAGGGAAGACTGCCACAGGGCTCTATTTTAACTTTGCTAGTCTTCCTATGGAGGACATCGACCTCCACGGTACTTAATGTACCAGCCTCCATAGGTTGGAACGTTTGGCTTAACAGCATAACGAATACTAGTACCTGTAGATATAACGCCATTGCAGCGAGTAGTGCTATAATCAAAGTAGGCAACTATCTGGTTAGGAACAGTCGAGTTTTCAAAGACGTTATAAGGGCCTCTTATTATTTTAGGCGCACTTCCGACACTGTTTAATGTATTACCAGGATAGCCAGGAAATTCAGAAGGGGACTCCCAGACCAAGTCTTGTTCGCCGCATTCAGGGTCATCTATGCAGATGCCTGATGAACCACAGATCTCACAGTCGCGACAATC